GTGATCTCCATCACCTGACCCACAGTTTTCCACCCCTCGGCATTCATTGCCTCAATAGTGGTAAGTGAAGCGTCCTTGCCAATGGACTCCCAAACCTTATCCCATGATGAGATTACAATTTTAGGAGCGGACTTTTTTGTTCTACTAGTTTTGCTATGTGTTGTTTCCATGAGAATGATCCTTTGTCTACGGTGAATGTGAGGAATCCGAAGTCTACCTTGCCAGAGCAACGCCGAGCCCCGAACTTGCTGCCAGCCCCCTGAAGTGCTGGGGTGGTCATAGCAATCCAGTCATGACCTCCGCAGAAGTTGTGGTAGTGGACATGGCTGTTTCCGACAATTGCCACTCGACCATTACGGCGAGTAACAAGTGTTCCATTATTTGTCGAAACACACCACGTTTCCCCAGTGTATTCAACTTTATCAACAAGCACGGAGTATGATTTTCTGTGTTTTGGGCGCTGAATGCGAATGTATTGTTTTTCCGAAAAACCAACAATGTAAGTTGTCTTGCCCCATTTTTCACGCGGACTCACATAAGATTTATAACCATTGGTAATAAGAAGAATTTGCAGTTTGTCGGCCAAGTCCTTGTTGGCTGTGAATATCTTTCCGCAAAGTCTATTAACACAACGCCCCTCAATGTGACCATCACCAAGAACATACGCTTTTAGAAAAACATTAAATTGATGAGCATTCATATCCATCAACCAATTTGGTATGTTTTTCTCACCGTTGAGCATTTCAATGATTTTTTTACCAATGGGTTGCCTTATGTAAAAAACAACAATATCTTCTTTGGTATAGTAAGTTTTGCCATTGTGCGTTTCAATGGGCCTATTCATGTCTGATTTTCTAATGTTTTTGGTATACGGAACACCCGCTCGGATCAGAACGTCTTCAACAATACCAGCTTTGCTAACTCGCTGAAATAGTCTCACGTTATTTTTTTCGGCGTTCCCATTAGATGCATTGCCTGCATCCATATTGCCCTCTGCAATTACCCACGCAAGAAGCTCTATCATCGCATCTGAAAGATCAACCCCCTTGCGATCTAAAAATCCCGAAACAGGAACTTGAAACAATTTTCTGTGGATTAGGTCTTCGGCTTGAGTTTTTTGCCATTTGCCCTTAACACCAGACGGTCTGAATATCATTGTGTGGTCATTGGTAACCAGCGACTCGTATCCTTTGGCCCGAACATGAACCATTTCTTTGTCGGAAGATTGAACCGTTATTGCGTTAATAACATTCCATTCCAACTTATCCCGATCTAGGCTCAACGTGAGAGCTAAATCTTTTCCAGAAATAGTGTCTTTTGTTTTCCATCCATTATCTGTAAGAATTTCTGTGTCTTCAGAGAGGCAGCGTAAAATAACATTAGAATTTGGCTGTTCTCCACTTTGAGATAGTAGACTGTTCCAAAGATGGTCTTTAGCAACCCCAGTGTGACGGGTATGGGGAAGCCCGCCTCCTCCTGCTGGGTGGTGTTTTAGATCGAAGACGATTCCTTCGACTTCAATCCAGAGTTGGTCGGAGATGGTGGCTCCCACTCGTTCTGCGATGACGTTCTCCCAGTCCTCGCCATCGCTTGACGAAACGTGATAAGGGGTGCCTCTTGAAATTGCGATCTTGCAGTTCTTGGCCTTGGGCACCAAGCGGATGATCTTTACGGCCATATCCGCCTGATCCTCCATGTCGGGGGCCAGAAGCTCCGTAGAACCGCTTTTCTTGCCCTTGCCGTCCACCAGATCCCCGTTGACGAAAATGATGTCGTAGGGGCCATTGCGCGCAATCTCGCGGGCATACCAAGTCCAGTGGGCCTTGTTAATCTGAGCCCATAGAGGGATCTCTCCATTCTCGTCTTTTTCGGGCAACCAGCCTGTTGGGGTTAATCCGACCCTGTGGCCGCAATGGAAGTCCGAAAGGACTGCTATTTTTTTCATAAAGATAGGTTAGTTAAAATTGACACCGCGTTCCGCCATTTCGTTCAAAAGAATTTCACGGATGGACTCTATGGTCTCGGTGTGCCATTCGGGATAGGCGTCATGTTTGACATGGGAGCGGAAATGTTGCTCCATCATTGTCAGGATTGCATACATATCCCCAGCCTTGTGGGCCATGTCGCATTCAACCTGTTCTTCTGGAAGGTCGAAGCTCAGTGTGGATTTTGGCATAAGCTATTTGTCTTTAAGGACTTTCTTCAAATCCCCGTCATCCAAGTCATCGTCATCATCTTCGTCTTCTTCCTGTCCGTAGAGAATGTCATGGATGTTGGAGACGATACCTTCGATGGCGTAGTCATTTCCGAATTTAAGGAAGGCGTTCTTTGTCTCTCCGCCGTCTTGGAAAGTGGCAACGACAAACCCCGAATCAAAGTATTCAACAAGCTCAGTGCATAGCTTGTCCAACACCTTCTGGAGTCTTTGGTCGTGGATGGCCATCTCAGTCTTGGGTTTCTCCGCAGTTCTTGCATCGGATGATATTGACCCCGCCCATTGACAAACGTTCAATCTTTTCTGACCCACAGTAGAAACAGGTTTTGGGAGCGGGCTTGCGGTAGACCTTCTTCTTTTTCTTATCGTTGCTCATTTTACTGTTGATGGATTGATTCTCACAAAGTTGCGAACTAGGGACGGAGACCGAGTCTTGAGCCACACCCCATCACCAGTCTCGCTATCTCTCCCGCCTTTCGCAGACGTATTCCCTTCTGCACATTGAAATCTCCCATCGGAGAGAACCTTAGTCACAATCCCGATATGAGAGAAGTCAAAAATGGCAAAGTCTCCAACCTGTGGTTTGGCCCTACTGGAAAGAACCTTGGTAGTAGCTGGCCGTTCTTTAGCCCATGAAATGTAGCCAAATGCCGCTGCTGTCTTCGGCCTCCACCGCTCTGGAGTCATCACCTTGAGTCCCAACCACTCAATTACTTCGGGGTCTTTGAGCCACTCTCTTACTATCCAAGAACATAGTGCGGCACACCAAGGCCAAGATGCGGGCTTCAGATTGGTTGCTGCTTGGTATTTCCTGATTTCGGGGCCATTGTTGTTACCCCCAACCTCCTTTACCCCGACTTGGGACTTAGCGATATCAGCCAACTTTTCCAGCGCGCCCCTCTTTTTGGGTGCGGGCGCTGGTGGGGTGGGTGTCTTGGATTCGGAAGGCGGCTTCGGTAAGGACGGCGCTTGGCCATCTCCTGATTTGATTCCAAACAGTCTCTGGATTAACTTCCACATGGGTTGATCTCACCCAAAAACCCTACCACCTGCAAACTCTTTTTCCGATATCCCAGTTCCTAGAAATCCGTTCCACCTCTGACTCCGATGGTGACGCCTGTCTTTCCAGCATTGCTCCGCTGGACTTTGGCTGTGATTTTGAGGGAACGGAGTAAACGGACAAAGAAACTTCTGCGATCTTCTTTGGGCGGGGTTGGGACGAGGATTGCTTTGAGTAGTTCATGGGAAAGGGGTTTCACTAGAGACGCTTCTTGCGGCTACAGGCGGGTTTGCGGGCTTTCATGGCCTTGGGAACCTCAATGGCCCGACGAACCTCAGTGTAGGTCACAGGGCCAGCCACTCCGTCTACATCCGTATGAACCAAGGCTTGGATCTTCTTGACCCCCCTGACATTCACCTCATTGGTAACGTAGTTGATGATGGAAAGAATGAGGGCAACAATAAACCCAGTGAGACTGACTTGGTCAATGGACTCAGCCAGCTTGGGGTCGACCATGGCCAACCGTCCAACTACGGCAGCAATCCCCACGGCAATAATAGGAGTGAGGATACCGCCAGACTTGCTAACCAAAAATGCGAGAAGTTTATCTTTCATTTGATTATTCTTCCAGCTTCACACGCTGAACTGCCGACTCAATGGTAAAGCGGATCAAGGACTCCGAAACATCAATCCCATTACGAAGAGCCGCACTGGTCAGTTTCTTGACGGCTGCTTCGCGCTTTTGGCTTCCGCTTTTGCTGGAGTCTGCCAACTCGCGGACGATGTCCAAGGCGAGGGGCAAAAGGGACGCCGCAGCATCCACAAAGAGTTCACGAAGGACAGGGGCGTAGAAGGCCCAGATTTTAGCGGGAACCCCGAAGATGTAGTTAAAGAATGATTTCATAGTAGAAGTAAGGCTAGACTAGTATCCCTTGGATTTCAAGTAATCTTCGATTCTTTTTGTGCGCTCATCAATGCGGGCCAAGATCTCGCTTCGGGTTTGAGCGTCTCTTTGAATCATTTCAATTGAGGCATTTTGCTTGGCATCACTGTTTTGAAGATGGCGCATTTGCTCTGGGAGAACAATCCAACCGTTGAGGGCAGAAAACAAAGTAACCATCAGGGCCACTCCCGCAATCAACTCACTCATCGTAAGTTTTACTCCCCGCTCCACCCCCCTACGCCTTGGTATTTCTTCGATGCTCATAGTGCTAGAATAATTGACGCGACCTTGTACCGCCAAGGCCAGTCGATATAGGTGGCTAGGTTAGCAGGATTGTTTGTATCCCCCCGATAGGCGGCGGCGATATGCCCCAACGCTTGTTTTTCTACCCAGTCGATTGTGCCCGCGCTCGACCCCGAAACAGCATTGTAGATATCACTCCAAGCGTAGTTCTTGGGGAGGGAGATATAGGTTGCTTCGGTCTTCGGGGCTCCAGCGGCTACGGCAATCTTAGCCCACAGATAGCGTTCTGGAAGAGTGACGTAATCAGCTATAGATTCAGAACCCAACTCCCCCACAAGCCATCGGGCAAGCATGTACCTTCGGGGCAGATCTGCCGCCGAAGCAAAAGTAGCATTTAAAGTTGGAAGGGCCATAGTCTATGGAACCCTAACAGCTTAAGCCATGCCCATGATACGCTTACCCATGCCAGCCATAGGGGAAGCGCCCGCTTCCATTTCGTCAGCGGCCTCGTCCTCCATCTCGTCTTCGTCTTCGGCCTCTTCAGCCGCAATCTCGACGCCAGCAATCATGGTAGGAACCAGCGAGTCGCCTTCGACGCGAAAGGTTACCAATTCTTCAAAAGTTTGGCCGTCTTCGGTTTCAGCGGGGAGCGTATAGCCCTCTGGGATTTCGATTTTGTTCATAATAATAAATTGATTAGATGTTCAGGTAGATTATTTTAAATAGATCTAATAGTCAAGCCGCATTGTTTGGAATATATTTCTTTTGCAACACTTAAAAGATTAGATTTAAGTTTTGAGCCTTTTAAGGTTAATTTATTAAGTTTAGAATGATTGTCTTTGGCCCACAAAGGTTGGAGATTACGCCAATTAGACGCTGCTATTTGATGTATTGGATCGGACAAATCGAATTGTCCAAAAGGGACAATATGATCAATGTGCCATCCATGTGTAGACCAATTATCCCAAGACATTCCTTCTTTAAATTGAGATTCCAAATGTCGCTTTAAAAAAGCAATATCGCACCCTAAAAGATTGAGAGTTGAGTTGCATTTTTGATGTCGCCTTACCGCGTTTGACAGTCTACTTCTTAACGCCAATTTAAGCTTGTAGTGACTGTCTGTTAAGCGTCTTTGTTTTCTTTTTTGGGCCAAAGAATCTTTTTTCTTGAGGGCGTATTGTTTTCTGTATTCTCTGATTCTTGAAATATTGTTTTTAACATATTCTTTTTTGGAACACTGATATTCTGGATTTTGATATCTTTTCTTTTCGTATTCTTTTCTTTTTCTAATAGCTTCGGGATCAGTTTTTTTCTTTTCGCTATATGCTTTTGCCCAAGCCTTGACGAGGTCTTTGTTTTTCTCTTTGTATTTTTCTATAGAAAGCTTGTGGCGTTCTTTAACTTCTGGCCTTTGGGAATACAGCCTCTTCTTTTCTTTGGCTTCAGGCGTGTTTTGCCGCGCAAGATTACGCGCCTTAACTTCTGGACGCTGATTATACCTCTGCTTTCTTAACTTTTCCTTCAGCTTGTTTTCTGGACGCTGCCCATACAGGCGCTTCTTTTCTTTAACATCAGGACGAGCATTGTATTCAGCATTCCACTTCTGTTTCCACTCTTTATAGGACATGGTGAAAGACTACACCATTCCAGAAGACATTGCAACCCCTTAGTTATTCTCTCCTCATAGAGCTTGCCTCAGATTTGACTCCGAGGCAAGCCTTGATGAAGGGAACCTAAATCATCCCAAATAACCGTAGCCAGAGCCAGAGGCGCAAGCAACGAGGTCATTGGCCAAGTTGCAACGCAGGTGGATGAAGTAATAGGCCCAAGACGGATACACTTTCTTCACCGCGCAAGCCATCTTCGCCCGCCAGTAACCACTGTTTTTGTCAGGGTTGCAGTTCTTATCATACTCGTTGATCCAGCGGAAATCTCCGCGATAGTTCTGAGCATCATAGACCAGCTTGCCGACTTTGAGGTTCGGGTTAGGAACAAGCCATTCCATCGCCTTCGGGTGGAAGATAACCGTGGAGGTGTACTTCGCAGCCTTGTAGGCGGGGTTGATGACGTATTTGCTCTGACCGTTGACCGAAGCGCCAGCCGAGACATAGGGAGCAACTTCGACGAAGCCACCAGAACCGTTGTCGTTGAAGCGTTTCGGAAACGGACGGCTATGGAAAACATAACCACCGTAAGCCTTCTTGGGCAACAGCGAGGAGCCGTTGGCACCGAGAAGATCGTTAACGCGATCACTCCAGCGGATGTCCTCGCGGACTTCGTTGTTGAGCTTGATCAGGTTTTCAATCGTGGCGCGTTCAGCGAACACGTTGAAAACGGGCGAGCCGTCATCGGAGACCGCATCACCGTCATCACCAGCGTTGTCCTGATACAGGCGATCATAAACCTCGCGCAGAACGCCAAGGGTCATAATGCTCGTAGGAGCAGCCGTACCAGTGATGGTGGCCAAATCGCCCGAAACAGTGGCAGTGCCGCTGTCATCAAGGCCAGGTTCCACACTGAGAAGCGTTCCCGCTCCGCTGGCTCCGAGGAGGTAATCGTTGTCATAACGCTTAGTCCACTCGACGTTGATGTTGTCGGCAAGGATCTTGATGTAGTTGTTAACATCGTCAATCGGGAATGCCGAGGTGCGAACGTCTTCCAAGCAGATCCAGTTCGACTCAACCGCCTGATGGCGAAGGTTGAACTGATTCTGGTCAAAGGCGTAGCCAACCGTCTTGACAGGAGCCAAGCAGGAATTGGTTTCACCAGAGACGCCAGTGACGCCCACATCTTCCCATCCGCTACCAACGGCAAGAGTGCGCTGGGCGATGGTGTTTTTGATGATTGCTCCCATGTTGTCGGGGAAAGCCGACTGGGAAACGAAACGGAGGTAAGGATCTTTATAAAGACCCAAACGATAGGTGCCAAGAGC